GAAACTGACCCACCAACAGTTAAAGCAAGAGCGGCAACATTCCCATTACTTATTCACGAATTAGTAAAAGGTGTTTATGAGGTATTTGGTACACATGGTTTACCTGATGACCCAAAACAACAAGAATTGGTTATGAATGCTGAAGACACATTACCTGCGGAGATTTGGGATTCAAGATTAGGTCCTGTATTTTGGGAGAAATTTGTCGCAACATATCCGATGGAATTATTCGAAGATGACATGAAACATATCCAACATTACCTTTTCATGAGATTCTCTAAATTGGACGCTAAAGAATTTTTTAGAGTTGCAAAATTGATTTTAAATGGTGACCCTCAAGGGACTCAATTTATCCAAAGAATGGTTGATGAAATTGTTAAGGATTTGAAGAAACAAGATTACGAAGATAGTATGTCTAATGACGATGATGAAGATGACTTAGATGACATTGATTTATCTTCTTTAGGTTTCTAAAATAAAGATTAAATTTATATAAACCCTCATTTATTAATTTAAATGGGGGTTTTGATATTTATATAAAAATGGTTTTATGACTTTAACAAAAGAACAGTTATTAATGGAGTATGTAAAATGTATGAGGGACACACCTTATGCGTTAAGAACATACTTACAAACATACGATAACACAGTATCAAAATATGTCCCATTGGAATTATTCCCTGACCAAATTTCATTGTTAGAGGATTATGAGAATTATAACGAAAATATCGCCTTAAAATATCGTCAGGCAGGAGTTACCACAGTAACCGCAGGATGGGCATCGAAAAAATTAGTTTTCGCTAAAAAAGAACGACCTGAGAAAATACTAATTATTGCAAATAAGTTGGATACGTCTGTAGAGATGGCGAATAAAATTAAAGCCTTTGTATCCCAATGGCCGTCATGGACTAATGCGGGGTTCTCACCTGATAAGAACTCGCAGAAACATTATAAACTAACTAATGGATGTGAAGTTAAGGCGGTTGCAACCTCAAAGGATGCTTTACGTGGATTTACACCAACAATATTAATATTTGATGAGGCGGCCTTTATCGAGGCTGACAGTGATTTCTGGTCAGCATGTATGGCGTCCCTATCTACAGGGGGTAAAGTAATTGTCGTATCAACACCGAATGGTTATGACGCAATTTATTATGAAATCTATGACCAAGCATTAAGAAACATGAATGATTTTAAAATCACCGAAATGTTTTGGTATAGAGACCCAAGATATACTAAAGATTTATATCTTGTTAAGACAGATAATATTATTCATTATTTGTTAAACAAAGAAGAATATGATAAAGAGAATATTGTAAGTTGGGGTGGAATTTCATTTGATGATAGAGACTACACTAAACTCAGGGAGATTATGGATGAGGGTTATAAACCTTGTTCTTCTTGGTTTGAGGGGATGGTTAAAAAACTTAAATACGATAAGAGAAAAGTATCACAAGAGTTAGAGTGTAATTTTTTAGGTTCAGGTGATAACGTATTTGATTCATCATTATTGGAGAAGATTCGTGAAAATATGTTAATTGAACCACAAACCAAAATGATGGGTAATGCCTTATGGATATGGAAAGAACCTGTTATTGGTCACAAGTATGTTATGGGTGTCGATGTCAGTCGTGGAGATAGTGAGGATTTTAGTTCGTTCCAAATAATCGATTTTGATACAAGAGAACAAGTTGCAGAATATGTCGGTAAATTACCACCTGACACAATGGCCGAGATTTGTTATAAGTGGGCTAATATGTACTCTTGTTTTGTTGTAATAGATATTACAGGAGGTATGGGAGTTTCAACCGCAAGAAAGATGCAGGAAATGGGATATAAGAATCTTTATGTTGACGGTGTGGATAGTGCTAACAAATGGAAGTACGACCCTAAAGCATTAGAAAAAATTCCTGGAATAAATTTTAACAATAAACGAGTTCAAATCATTGCGTCCTTTGAAGAGGTAATGAGACATGATTTTAAAATCTATAGTGCGAGACTCTATAATGAAATGAATACGTTTATTTATATCAGTGGTAGACCTGACCATCAAAAGGGTCACCATGACGATTTAATTATGTCGATTGCCATGGCGACTTATGTTGCGGAATCATCATTTAGTAATTTAACTAAAGTGACTGAACATACTAAAGCGATGTTAGATTCGTGGTCAGTTAATAATGACCATTCATCTAGTAGACAAATCGAATTCAATCCTGTAATACCTTATGGGGCAGAAAGAACCAACCAATTTTCAAATAGTAATGTCGGTCGTGAGGAATATGCGAAATACGGATGGTTATTTGGTGGTCGTTAATATTTATAATTATGGGTAGGAATTTAAGAAAAAAATCAGGTAATTTATTCGCGGGTAGCAAGTTAAATGTTCCAGGACAAGGTATTTTCACTGTTAAGGCGTTTACAGGTTATAAGTTACAGGTTGATGAACAAAGAAACAGAGTTCCAAGACCGTCACAAACACCTTCTAACACACCAAACCCAACACCAACACCAACGGTAACTACTACTCCAACAGTGACCACAACTCCAACACCAACGGTAACTACTACTCCAACAGTGACCACAACTCCAACACCAACAGTAACTACGACTATAACACCAACAGTAACTACTACTATAACACCAACAATAACCCCAACACCAAGTGTAACACCAACACAAACAGTAACACCAACGGTAACAAATACTAAAACACCTACACCTACACCAACTCACACTATGACACCAACCCCAACGGACCCAACAAGATTCTTATTACAAGCGAACGGATTCTTTGTGTTACAGGCTGATGGGTCAAAAATTACTATAACTTAAACTATTTATAAACTAAAAAGAAGATGCCAAATCTACCGATATCCTCATTACCCGAATTAACCGCAATGACATCAAATGCCGAATTTGTTGTTGAGGAGGCGGGAACGACCTATAAAATAAAAAATAGTAATTTAACACCATTCCCTACTGCGTATGGATTATTTGCTCAAACAGGAGATAGTCTTACAGTATCCGCAACCACTGTTGAAACAACAATAATAGGACCAGGAGTAGGGGGTTTAGTGGTCCCTCCAAATACTTTCAAGGTTGGGGATTCGTTCCAACTATCGATGGATGGTTTAATTACTTGTATTAATACCGCAACAATTCACGTTCATGTTAGAACAACGGGTGGTGTACTTCTCTGTGATACGGGTGTTATAGATTTGGACACCGCAACTTTAAGGTCTTGGACCTTGACACTATATTTTACAATAAGAGAAATTGGTGGGACTACTGTTGCGTCAATATCATCTGGTGGACTGTTTTCTTATATTAAAAATTCAGGTCAAACTTATGAGGGGTATACGTTAAGTTTTATTAACGATATAGATTTTGATACCACAATAGTTAATACATTATCGGTGAATGTCTTATGGAATACTACTAATGTGGGAAATAAGATATTTTCAAGAAACTGTACACTTACAAAAATATATTAATGAGTATAATTTTAGATATATTAACGGTAAATTATATTGGGGAACTTGCCAATATAACTTTCTATCCTTGTACGGGAGGAGTTATTAATATAGGGACCGTTTTACTACCATATAGTTATGAAAATGATAATTATTTTGGAACGTATGAAATATATGTGATTAACTATAATCAAACATGTTTATTAGAGGTTCCGTGTCCTTAATAGGATTAAAAAACAGAACACTTCAGTTACTTTAAACCTTTCGTATATTTATTGTAGAAAGAATTAAAATACTCACATGGAAAATAATAATAATGGTAATTTAACAGTATGGCAGAGGTTATCTCACGCATTTGGTCCTAACGCCCTGTTAAACCAAGATTACCCAACATATAAGTTTGATAGAAAAGACTTATTAAAGACCACTTCTAAACAAGAATACGACAAAGAGTTATTACAGGCTCAACAAACTTATTACTTAGCCAATCAGTGGACAAAGATTGAAAGTAACATGTACACCCAATCGGTTTATTACGAACCAACAAGATTGGCCTCATTTTACGATTACGAATCTATGGAATATACTCCTGAAATTTCTGCAGCGTTAGACATTTATGGTGAAGAATCCACAACAGTGGATGAGAATGGATATATGTTACAAATCTATTCCGAATCAAAAAGAATCAAATCAATACTAGCCGATTTATTTAATAATGTGTTAGATATCAACACAAACTTACCTATGTGGGTAAGAAATACTTGTAAGTACGGAGACAATTTTGTTTATTTAAAATTAGATTCAGATAAGGGTATTGTTGGTTGTATGCAATTACCAAACATTGAAATTGAACGTTTGGAGAGAGGTATGCCAGCTCAAGCCGCAAAACAAAACATCGATGAACCTATTGAAAATAAAGGTTTAAGGTTTAAGTGGAAGGCTAAGGACATGGAATTCAATTCATGGGAAATGGCTCACTTTAGATTATTAGGGGATGATAGAAAACTTCCATATGGTACTTCCATGTTAGAGAAGGCGAGACGTATTTGGAAACAATTATTATTATCTGAAGATGCAATGTTAATTTATAGAACATCAAGAGCACCTGAAAGAAGAGTGTTCAAAGTATTTGTTGGTAACATGGATGATAAAGATGTTGAGGCATATGTACAACGTGTTGCAAACAAATTTAAAAGAGACCAAGTTGTGGACTCTAAAACAGGTAATGTGGATTTACGTTTCAACCAAATGGCGGTTGACCAAGATTATTTTATTCCTGTTCGTGACCCTGCACAAGCAAACCCTATCGATACATTACCAGGAGCTCAGAACTTATCAGAGATTGCCGATATCGAATACATCCAAAAGAAATTATTAACCGCACTACGTGTTCCTAAAGCCTTTTTAGGTTTTGAGGAAATTGTTGGTGAGGGTAAAAACTTATCGTTAATGGATATTCGTTTTGCTAGAACTATCAATAGAATCCAAAAATGTATGATTGCCGAAATGAATAAGATTGCGATTATTCACTTATTCCTATTAGGATTTGAGGATGAGTTATCGAACTTTACATTAGGTTTAACAAATCCATCATCTCAAGCAGATTTATTAAAAGTTGATTTGTGGAAAGAGAAGATTTTACTTTACAAAGATGCGGTTACCGCCATCGAAGGTATTGCACCTGTGTCAGTATCATGGGCGAAAAAACATGTATTAGGATTCTCTGATGAAGAAATTAAACTTGATTTACAACAACAACGTATTGAGAAAGCGGTTGGTGCTGAGTTAACAAACACCGCAACAATTATCACTCATTCAGGTATCTTTGACAATGTTGACAAATTATATGGTAACAAATCAGGCTCAACTGCAAATGCGGGAGGAGCTCCACCACCACCTCCTGGAGGTGATGAAGGAGGAGGTGAATCAATGCCACCGCCACCACCACCCTCAGGACCTGAACCAGGTGGAGATGCGGGTGTAACACCTGAGTCTTTTAAACGAGATAACTTAAAAATTCTGTTAGAATCTGACTCATTAACGGATGAAGACTCATTCATAGATTTGTCCAAAGGAAGAAATTCTTTAGGAGAAATGGAGGCTCAACTGAGTAAACTTCTAAAAGATTGATATTTATAATAAAAAAACGAAAATGATTAAGTTTGGTATATTAAAATCTAAGATAGAAAAAGTTTTATTAGAATC